GGATACAATTCCGTCTGGAGTTATGGCTACTGCCTGACCACCACCCAATGTAAATACGCCATAGCCTTCTTCTCCCATCGCGGCTTTTGCAGCAGCCTCTTCTAAGTCTGGTAAAACAAACTTGTCGTACATAGCTTGTCCAACAGGCTGTAGAAAATCTATGAGAGGAACTCCTGTCTTTATACCGCCAGATATAACGTCTCTACCGGTTACCATCTCATATCTTGTCTTAGGAATACCCACGGCTCTACCAGCCTCTTTAGCAACTAGGTTCTTTAGTTTTGATGTAACACCATCTACGGAGAACTCTTTTTCTAGTGCTTCTTCTTTTCTTATCTCTTCTTCTGCATCGTATCGCTCTGCTAGTTGAGCCATAGTTCCGGGATTTACAGTAAGAGTTCTATACGTGTCTCCACTACCAGAGATAAGATTAATGTGGTCAGGAATACCGTCATTATCTCTGTCCAACATTCTGTCTCCAGAACTACGAAGAGACAAGTCTGCTGCAGATGGACCCTCATCACCTTCGTCTGGAGCCGGTTGATATCCTAACTCTGGCGCAACGCCTCCTGCCTGTGCAGCAGCTTGAGAAACACGACTTGTTCCCATAAACGGCAAGAATGACCTGCCATACTTCTGCTGATACAGAAACCCCGTGGCAAGACCCGCTGTACCTAAAGCACCTACGGCTCTACCTGCAGCGTTTGCAACGTAGCTTTGAAGTATGCTGTTAGCCACCTGTGCTTTCCTTTATTGCGGCTTGATAATCAGCCTTCAGTCCCTTGATTTGTTCCAGTGAAGTTATCTTCCCCTGCAGCCGGAACACTTCCAGTTCCGATTGTGCCGCCACCAACGCCCGAAGCGTCCTCTGGATTTGCTCCTGCAGGTACTCCTCCAGACTGTCCCATGCCTCCTTGTTCGCCACCAACGGGCTGACCTTGCTGGCCTGTGTCTTGTTGAGCATTTTGTAGTCCTCTTAGTATCTCTGCAAAAATTTGTGCTTCGTTTACGTCGTTAACCAGACTATCTGGGTCAATGTCCTGTGCAATCGCAAGTTCTCTAACTAGGTTAGGTATCTTAATAAACGGAGCAAGGGCAGGGTTCGATGCAGTTTGCAACAGGGTGGTCAGACGTTGACTACGAACCTCTTTCTGCATAACAGCAGCTACACCTCGTGGTTTAATTTCTAAGTCACCAACAATGTCCGGTGCATCATCGTTGAACTGCATGTTCCACTGAAAGAAAGATTCTCCCAGCGGTTTTAACAGGTGGTCATCAATATTCTTGATAACTGTCTTGAGCGACAGACTTGCACCACCTAAAAGCATAGACAACCCAGATGCAGTACGCCCTGTACCAGATACGCCCGTTTGTCCGTGCATAATTGATGGTAAGCCCGTTTCTTCATCGGCAAGCTGTCGGCTAATCTGATACATTTGAATGTTTTCTGGAGCAGTGTTGGGAAACTTCAGACCGTTGATTGCTGTTCCGGTAACACCAGACTGGCGGCGGAATATCTTGCCGGGGAAGATGTCCATGTTCTGACCCGGTACAAGACTGGCCTCGTCCACGTCAAAAACTAGGTTACCCGCCAGCGCAAGGTTGTCGATTGCCATCCGAACGTGACCATTCATCAGCATCTGCGCGTCTTCCATGTTTTCAGCAATGCCAACTCCCCACACTTGATATGGGTTGATTTCATACGGAAACACCTGATACGGAATACGTGCAGGAGTGAAAGGATTTAGTACGCAGCGAAGAACCTCGTTACCACAGACCCAAACGTTGACTTGTACTTGGTCAAACGCACCCATGCTATTTGCTTCTTCCATACCAGCTTCTTTTGCCAGTTCGGAATCGAGAACGCCCCAGTATTCAAGAACTTCAAACCGACCTTCTTGATAGTACGATTCTGTCTCGTCTTCTCGAATGGTGTCTTCGTAGTACTTGTCGTTATAATTTGGACCTGTTGCTAGTACGTTCTCAATAGCAGTGCTGTTAAAGTGAGGGTGATTTATCAACGACCTCATCTGCTGTCGATTCATACGGTGCCGCTGAATAACGTACTCGCAGTCTTCAATCGATGTTGCTGAAGGGTCTGGATGAAAGTCCCACAAAGGAACATGTTCTAAGCGCGGAACAATACGTTCGTAGGGAGTATATACGCGTTGTCCGTTATCGTCCCTACCCCACTTATGAATACGCTTGTAAAAATTAAACGGTCCTTTTACTACCCCTGTACCCAGCAGAGCAGATTCAAATATCGCACTGCGTAAAACGTTTACTGCACTTGTATCTAACAACTGGTCATGGATTTGCTTTTCCATGTTAAGGGCAGCTTTTTGGGCAGGGCTTATCTGGGGTTCACCCATCAAAGCCGGACCGGGCCGAAGATTAGCGTTCTCATATCTTCCTTGCAACCCGCCAAGAAAGTCCCCGGTTGTAGCTTGTGTTGCACCGAATGGCAAATCTCTACCGTCACCATCAAACCCGTAAGGGTCGATGATTTCATCCAGAGGTGTTGCTGCGTGTGCAAACTCTTCAATTCCTTCTGGAACAGGAGTTGGTTCTACAACGATTGGAAATTTCTTATTAGCAAACAGGATGTCTACAATCTGCCCGTAAGCAGCAAGCACCTTTGTCTTAGTAATCTTGATGAATACCTTTGACCTCTCGGAGTCACGATACTGAGTAGTAGAATCGTAAATTCCCCGAAAGTTTTTGTATGCTTTTAGCCATCTCTGCTCGTATGAATATCTGCCGTTTTCTGAGTCTTCAAGTCGCCCTTTAACATACCCCACTAATCCGGGCATATTAAATTCAGGCTCAACTACATTTACAGCAGTATCATCTGCAGGTTCAAGAAAGTTATCAGACATTTTAGTAGTCGCGTTCTTCAGCCATTTTCATTACAGAAGGGTCTACAGCAGTTTTTGTCATCTTCTTTGGCATATCTTCTGTAAGAACGCCCTGCTTTGTCATGGTGTCAAACTCAAGACCTTCACGGTACAACTGAGTTTCGCCCATGTTCGCGTCTACTGAAGTAGTGCAAGCAGCGTTGATATATGACTCACCGTAGTTGTAATTATTATTTGGCATTGGTGCCTCCTTTACGGATATTGTGGTGATTGTAAGAATGAGCCTGTTAGTGTGGTTTCTTCCCCCTGCATCGCGGCTCGACGTGCTTGGGTTGCCATTCCTATAGCCTCTTGGGCTTCAAGATTCGTATCTCTTGTTTGCTGTGGGGGCTGTATTTGAGGTGCCGGTCCAGACTTACGATTAGCAGCAAGAGACTGTTGCATCATTGCTAACGAAGGAGATGCGGCAAAAGTACCTGCCGTTTGTGCAAACTGCGTAGCCCCCTCTGGGTCAGCTACTGCTCCTGTAAGCATCTCACCAGCTACTGCTGCTGCTCCGCCTAATGCTGGAACAACACCCTCTGTAGATTCTGTTCCAAATAAATCTGCTGTAGCCTGTCGTCCCTTTTCCTCTGCTATGTCAAAAGACTCCGGGTCTATTGCGGCAGTAGCTAGGTCAGCGACAGGTCCGGGCATAGCTTTCAAGGCAGCTAAACCTGCACCTGCCGTAGCAACAACACCTGTCTTTAGCGTGTCTTTTCCTGACCCAAACAAATCCATAACGTCATTGAACAGGTCATCAAACATGTCCGCTGCTTCCGCAGCCTTTTTAGCCTTCTTCTCTGCTCGAAACTCTTTTTTTATTTCTGCCTTTTGAGCGTTTATCTCTAAGTTTTGACGAAGCGACTCTTCATCGATAGGGGGCATTTGCTCGATACGAGACAGTGCCTGTAGTTCCTGTTCTTTTGATAAGGCAGTGCGAGTACGTGCAGCTTGGTCTATCTCTGCCTGTTCTGCTTCTGTCAACTCCCGTGCAGCGGCGGAAACAGGTTGGCCTCTGAGGTCTTCTGTAGCAGCGGGAAAGGCCACTGCATCCTCTCGACTAAGAGATGGAATATCTAAACCTGCAGAATAGGTAATCAGCATGTTGACGTTAGGTAAGCCCAGATTCTTTGCGTTCTGTGCTAGTAGTGCTTCAGAAAGTTGGCCTAGTTCACGACCATCTGCACTTGCAGACAGATAGGCTTTACCTGCTACACCGGGCTGTTGGTGACCTACGTAGTCTTCACGTAACTCTGGATTTATCTTAAATTCTTTAGAAAGCTGGTCTTGCACGGCAGAGCGAATGTCTGTAAGAAACCATCCTGAAACACCATTCTTATCCTTAGGTATAGCGGTTGGAAAACGCTCTTCTACAATAGGTCTAATGTAGGTGTTGTGTGCCTTAGTGACCCTGCTGGATGTTGTATTAAATAGCTTTATCTTTGTTAAGGGCGTACCTTCTGCTGCCGCTGCTTTTGCTTTTCCTGCTTGTTCTGCAAGAAACTCAGCCATCGCACCTTCGTAGGTAACAGGATTTCTCTTTTTGTTAACTCTGTTTACACCTTTAATTTCAACCGTAAGGTTGCCAGTGTCGGGGTTTGTAGAGATAATCAAATCGTCTAGAGTTAAGGGTTCTTTGTTTTTAGCACCCAGCATTGTTTCTACACGTGCAACTGTGTTCTTGTGAAAGAATAGAAACGCTTTAGTATCCGGGTCTACGTTATCGCCCATTTCAGCAAACGCATCTGCGTACGCTTTGTCTAAGTCTTTTGAGTTTATCAAACCCTGCATAGGACGTGCGCCACGAGACTGACCGCCACCTAGTCCTGCTTCTTTTGCTTTACCACCTGCGCCAGAAACTTTCTTATAGTCGAAATCAAACGTAGAGAAACCTGCAGACAACTCCTTTTCAAATGCTTGCATATTTCCGAAGTAGTTTTTATCTGTTGTTCCTTTAACAGACAGGTCTTTGATAAAGTCTTGGGATTTTACTGTTTCAAAAAACGGACTATCAAGAGATGCAGATGGAATTTTGTCAGAGTCGATTGCGCTGCGAAGACCTGATATACGACGTGTTCGACTGTCACTGTCTCGCACATCTTCACGATTCAACGCATACTCGAACGCGTCACCTAACGTGAGCGTACCATCTTTTGTTTTCTGTTCAAAGGTTGCTAAGTCCATTAGTAACCGAATACCTCATCTTGTACTTGATGTACCTGATTCTTGATTGCACCGAGTTGTTGGTGGATGGATGCGTAGCCACTCATTCTTGTCATGAGCATGTAGCGTAGTGCATCGTATGCGTGGTCTTCTGCTTTGGTATCCACATCTTCACTGTTTGTTTTAGACAGAGGGATGCCTGTAAGCTGCTTGATTATATTCTGGCAGTTAGAAAAGAAGCGTACCCGTGGTTCTTGTGTGTACGGGTCGTTTGCTAAACGTCTATGCACTTCCATCTTACCTTGTAACCTGTTACGGTCAGATGGTGTCCACCTCACTCCCACTCTCATCATCGTTTCAGCTATAGATGGTCCAAAGCCTGTCTTGTTCCAGCACGAGGAGTCAAGTACAGTGTAGTGTGCGGGTGGGTCAAGTTGTTCTGCTTCTAGTATTTTATCAGCTAGTTCTTCCGCTGTCAAGTGCTTGGCGTACAACTCACGGTAGACCCAGATATTATTATCCCAATCAATAGCACCCCAAAGCACACACGAAGGACTCGCGTAGCCGTAGTCGGCTGCTCGTATACGGGGCCAGTTGGTAGGTAGTTCGAAAGGCTCGACCACGTGTCGAACACGAGAAAACTCAGGAAAGGCTGCACCCTCTGCAACATCCCAATCCCCTTCTAATAATCGCTTTCGCTCTACTTCAGGCAGAGACAACAGCATTGCTTCGTATTGTCCGTCAGCCATAAGGAACGGATTATCTGTTAGTCGAGCCGGTACGAACTTTCTGTAGAAAAGAGGTTCACCTGCTTTTTCATGTGCAGGTGGGTACAGAAAGGGTGTTTCTGTTTCGATGTCGAACGCAGCAAACGGTTTGTTTGGTTCGATACCGTCGATGTATGTTTTCTTGACCCACCAACCGCCGACACCACCGGGGTTGGCTGTGCAGCGCATGTACAGATGCTTCTGCAACTCTGGGTCGGTTGTACGCAGACGTGAACGAAGATAGTCCCAGACGTACGGCGTGGGGTATTGGGTTATTTCGTCAATGCCTATCCAGTTGAACGCCTGACCCTGAAAGCGGGTAACGTCTTTGTCCTTGTCTAGGTACGTAAACCAAATGGTGGCCCCGGAGGGAAAGTGCCACGTGGATTTTGATTCGCGGAACTTTGCACCCGGAAATGCTTTCGTATAGAGTTGTCGAGACTTGTCGATAAGTTCGGTTAGTTCGTCCAGAGTCCGACGGAGAAGTAGCCCACGGTGATTAGGATTGTGACAAAAGCGAAGAGGGTCAGCAAGGAGGGCAAAACTCTTTCCGCCCCCTGCTGCACCACCGTACAGTACGTCCCGTTCACCAGCGGACAAGAACTGTTCCTGCGGTCCGGGATTAGGTTTGAATACAACTTCATACTCTTCTACCAAATCAGAGACGGCTGCAGGTATGTTTTGCAGGTCTCCCTCGTCTATCAATGTGGTCTGTTTGCCCTGTAGAGCCTTCTCTACGCGGCTTTGTGACTGTTCGACCTTCTTGGCATACCGACGTTTATCTTCGGCAGCCTTAGAGGCTTTAGCGGCCCTTTTTTTCGCTTGGCGTACCTGTTTTTGGGCTGCACGACGTGCGCGTTCAGCGCGAGACAGGTTGTATATCGCTTTGGGGGCGTTTGGGTCTTTTTTTGGTCTACCGCGCTTTTTCGGCTGAACTGGCTGCTCTTCGTCCACGACACACCTTTCCACCATGCGCTAGGGCATAGCTACCAATCTTACGTCCTAAGTAGTCTGCGTCTTCTTTCATACTCTCTGCTTGTTCTTTTTCTCTACCGCTAATTTCATCGATACGAGCAAGACCCGCAGCACGTTGTTCTTCTGTCAAATCTTTTCTGTCAAGGTACTTTACTACCTCAGACAAGGACATTTCTTTTGTATTGTGTTCGTTTGTTGCGTTATCAGCCATCGATTACGACCTCTTCTTTCGGTGGTAGCAGGACGACACCGTGTACGGCTTGTACATTGTGGTTTATTTGTTCTTGTTTTGCTACGCCTACACGGTTTAGCAGTGATTCAGCCGCTCTGAGGCGCAAATCGTCGCCTCTGTCGGGGACGGGGTTGTCAATGGTGTTGACAAGGCGGTTCGCAGCCTTCAGAGCGTTCGTAGCAAGTAGGTTTTTTGTACGTGAGATGATTTCATCGGACAAAGTGTCCTTGAGCCAACTGACTGACCCACGAGAGTATCCTGCAGCAAGGGCCGCATCGGTCACATTGCCACCGTTTTCGAACAGTATTTCGAGAAACGTACTCTGTTGGGGTGTCAACTCACGCTTTTTGTGTTGTTGAGCAAGTAAATTCATGGATTTCTCTTAAACATACGAGAGTTGCGGCACTTTTCTAGCCGGAGTTGTCCGTCAATGTAAAGATTTCAGGAAAAATGTGGGGACATCCGCTAGTGAGATGCAACTCTTCACTGTTATATTAGGTGTTTGTACAACCGATGTCAAGAAAAAACATACAAACGTACGAATTGGGGTTGACAGAACGTAATTTGGACTGTACACTGCGAGTGTAACCCGCCGGGGAAACACCCACTACTACCCGATACCACGTAGGGAGTATGTTTTGGGGTCCACGTAGGGGGTATGTTTTGGGTATGTTTTGGGGTGTTCCTTCGGGTACGCCCCTTTTCTGTATGAAAATCAAAAAAAATAAAAAAATATGGCGGGATTGCATACAGGTATGGGTACTCCCCCGGTGGCCCTAGTGACCCCCCTCGCCAAAAAATCATCATTGATAATCCCGCCTGACACTCAGAGCAAAACATACAAGCTGAACAACCCCGCCGGTTTGATATTTACGCGTCAAGCCGGTCTTTTTTTAATTTGTGCTGACAGTTTTCTGTGTCGGTTATCCGCAAGGGTCAGATATCTGGGTCAGTATAACTAGCAACCCCGAACAACCTACCCGCCAGAATATCCCGCCAATTCATACCGATAGCTATTATTCTGGACTACGGGCAAAAAAGAACCCCGCCAGCTAGTGACGGGGCTAAGTTCAGGGGAGGAAACGCGGGTATGTTTTATTCCGTGTGAGTTACATCCGCCAGTGTCTTAGTATGTTTTTCGAACGAATACTCAGAGATGCCGGAGTTCTTCAGAAGTGTCTCAAGCACGTTCATCTGTTTATTAATCACGGTGACCAGCTGGGCAATCGCCTGCAAGTTCTCATGTGGGATTACGGCAAAGTCGTCTGCGTTATCTTCGTTCACGTTGAAGTTGAAAGCGTCTTTTTTCATCGGTCTATTTCCTTTCTTCCGATAAGTGGGCGGGGATACAACCGCGTATCCCCTGCCCGTATGTTTTACGATAATTCGACCG